CTTTGAGGCTCCTGCAAGATATTGATCATATGTCAGCTGGAATACAAGATATTCAGATCGGCTGATGCCCCAAGAGGGTGAATGTCAACTCTTACTATTTTAAGGGAAAACATTATTTTTTATATTTTTGATATATTTATATATTTTATATATCAAATACAGGTATAAATAAAGAATATGCAGTGAGCCTCAAAGACGTTTTTTGTATTTACAATTTTTGTATTATATTTGCCGTGCAATGAAGTACAAAGAAACAATTGCCAGACTAATTCTAATCGGCATTCTCACCCTGATTATTGCTAGCATGATTTCGTGCAATACCCAAAAGAGGTGCGAGAGATTCTTCCGCAGACATCCGGAATGTGTGAAATTAGATACGCTAGTTTACCGAGACACCTTCACCAAGGAGATTAAAGTTCCGGTTCCTGAGTACAAAGATTCTTTTATCATTAAGACCGATACCTTTATTGAAACCAAGCGTTTAATCGTAACCAAGTTCAAAGATAAGTTTACAGTAAACATTAAGCCGGATACTCTTATTTACAGAGATACGACTCGTCTAGAAGTCAAGGTTCCAGGTCGTGTGGTAGAAAAGAAAGTGTGGAACTGGCCGATAATTTTCTTCGCCTTTACATTGGGCGTACTGACTACCGTGTTTATATCACGTAAATGAAATTCGTACAATCTTTATTTGACAGCAGCGATGATATAGGTAAAACTTTGCTCAAAGCTTACCTAGTCAGAAGAGGTCACGTTATAACAGATAACGAAAATAGATATGGTATTGATTTATTTTCTGAGAAAGATGATAAAATATACCGGTGGGAAGTGGAGATGAAATCTCTTAGACCATGGACAAACAGAGAAGATTTTGAATTCGATACAGTTTCCTTTCTGAGACGCAAAGAGAAGTGGAAAGATGAATTGTTTTGGTATGTGATCATATGTAGAGAAACCGGAGCTGCTTTGATGTGTTCTTCTGATATTATTTTTCAGGAGAAGTATAAACAATTTCTGAGAATAAAAACTAATTATAGACAAGGAACAGATATTTTTTATCGTGTTCCAAAAGAATTATGTATATTTGTGCCACCTAAAGAATTTTATGAGCCTGAGTAATACCCAAGAGCAAATCGTTACAGTATGTGACGACATTAAACAACTCCTACTAGATAAGAATAGGAAGTATGGGGATTCTGCTATCAATCCTGTACGCATATTCAGTAAGACAGACGCTACCGAACAGTTAAAGGTACGTATCGATGATAAACTAAATAGGCTTAAAAACTTGCAGGAAGATGAAACTGAAGATACTATAACGGATTTAATCGGTTATCTGATTCTACTAAAGATTAAGATGAAGAAAAAACCGGAGAAAATAAATATTGATTATTTTTCTAGATTATGAAAATCTATTGGACATATTCCAAAACAAGTCTGAGGCCCAGCGAAGTGCATAAGCACGAAAGATCTATGCCTAGACTAAGCACTGATACATTTCACATAGGAGGATTGGGAAGAACACCAATCTTTACGCATTGTATAAATGAGCAAGGTTATATGTATGTGCTAAAGGAAAGGGTCTCAGATATACATATCGCCTTAATAGGTGGAATAGATGAAGAGTACAGACTCTGTAATACAGCGACAAGCGATCAACTGCTCACTCTTTCAAACCTGGTTAGATTTTATCTTTCTATGGGTTACAATGTAGAAGAAGGCGATTTACTTAATTTTGATTTACCGCAATGGCTAAAAGCAATAAACAAATAATCGAAGAGGAAGTTATTAAACTTCAGAAGTTAATGTCGTGGTGGGAATATTATACCGCCATTGATAATCCAATTGAAGCGAACAAAGCTCAAAAAGAAATTGAAGAACAAAAGCGAAAAATCAGCGAGCTTAGAAAAACTCTCGGAGTACCTAAAGGAAAATAATCTTTCTCCGGAGGATGCCATAGAGAAACTGCAGGTTCAGAACTTTGATCCTGCCAAGGACTTCTATGGGACTTTAGTCTCAGCATCTAAGCAATTAATGCAGAAAGTTCGGGATGAAGTTCTCGATTTGGATGATCCTTATCAGAAGGGTTTATTCCAATTGCTACAAGCTGGAGATAAAATTAACAAGAGTCTGAAGCTTGCTAAACTGGAAGCGTATCCGGAAGATAAACTAGAGGAAGACGAGAGCTCATTTTTGGATCGGGTCTCAGGGCGTAAATGAAAAAACCAAAGTTCGAATATAACGAATGGTGGTCCAAATATGGACTGAGCCTTAACGCTACCAAAAGCGAGAAGGATAAGTGGTGGATCCAAGAAAGAGAGTATTGGCTAGAGGGTCGTTTCGGATTAACCGGACCACACTACTTTGCCCTTACCCAAGGATGGGTTAAAGATGCAAGAGGCTTCAAGAAGAGACCAGTTTGGCGTGATATAGACGAATTGATTTACGAAGGTTACATGGAAGCTCGTAGGAGCAATCATGATTTATTTGTAACCAAGAGACGAGAGGTCGGTCTCTCCTTTGTCTTTGGTGGAATTATTCCGCTGTGGATAGCCATGACTTACCCCGGTTCTACATCTTTGATTACATCAGCAGATAAACAGCGTCTGACGGCTTTATTCAAGGATAAGGTTCGTGTGGTGTATGATGAGTTTGATGAGTATGCCCGGCCCGGTATTGTATCCACAAGGCAAGAAGGTTATCTGCACCTTGGTAAAAGAGACACAAAGACCGGAACAATAACTGGACTAGACTCCCAGATCATCACCAAGGAAACAGTTGATACTCCAACAGCATTCGAGGCGTATCGTGCTATGCATATTTTCATAGACGAGTGTATGCTTCACCCCAAGGCCGATCAGGTTTATAAATCTGCTCAAGCGAGTACGAAGTCGGGTTTCGTAAAAGTGGCTCCCATCGTTATCGGTGGAAGTGCCGGTGAAGCTACTTCAATCGGACAGAAATTGGCTAAGACACTGTGGGACAACGCTGAGTCGCTGAAGATTCTTACGCTCTTTCTTCCCGGAAACCAAGGAATCATGGAGGCTCCGGAGTTGGATGAGAACGGAAAAGAAACCGGACGCATACTGAACTTCTGTCCCAATGGGTATAGCGATGAGAAGGCTGCAACCGAATGGATTATGAAGACAAGGGAGACACTAGACAAACTGGATGATAAAAGTTATTTGAACTCATTTATCAAACAGTATCCGCTTGAGATTCAAGAAGTCTTCTCTGTTAGCGGTCACGGTGCTTTCCCTAAAGCGATCATGGATAAACTCGATACTCAGGAGAGGATTATCTTAGCGTCTCGCCCACCAATTGATCGGTCCGAGTTACATCGTAACTACGATGGCAATATAATTAAACGTGCTGCCATAACCAGTCCGATACACTTTTTAGAGAATCCACAGCCAGATCATACGTACATAGCCGGGATTGACCCCATTCCATTTAACTCAAAGAACATGGGCGATGGTTCTAAGCAAGCCATTGCCATTAAAGATATCGATACCAATAGGTACGTTGCGTATTATGCAGAACGGGACTCAGATCCTGATCAGATCGTTAATAATATGATTCTACTCCAGGAGTACTACAATAACGCTGTGGCCATGATAGAAATCAACCGGGGTGGTGTGGTGAAGCAGAAGTACAAGGATGCCGGAAAGATTCATCTATTGGCCAAGAAACCTATCTTCCTAGGTAAGGGATTTTGGAAGGACGATGATTCAGTTGGTTATTATAAGAACGATATTACAGCAGAAAGAGGCAACTCATACCTCATAGATTATCTGAAGACATACACCGAGGACATTTGGTTCCTCGAAATGATTCAGGAATTGAAAAACTATCTTGTCGATAACACAGATATCGTGGATGCCATGGTAGCGTGCGAGATATTCCATAAGAACATCGTTAAGAAACACGAACAGAAACAGCCGGAGAAGTTAACTGAGAAAGAGATTCCGGTCTTGGAATTTGTCAATGGCAGATACATCCGTGTTTGGAAGAAGGTTAGGGTTTAGGATAATTAACTTGCATCCGCTCCAGATAATTTGAAATTACATCTATGGTGTGGTCAGACAATTTGTCTCCATCCATGATAACCGGAACTTTTACGTCCCGGATGTAATGAATAACGATAAAGTCACGTACCGGACGCATCTTAAATCTCCTCCGCAGTGTGGGTACAATTACATTGTCAAACTTCTTTTCAATCTTAGGCGAGAAGCATAACTCATGAGTCAGAATCTCATCCTTGAGAGCAAATAAGATTCTGCGAAGATCTATCCCATAATGTGGGACATTTATCTTCATAGGAGTATCAATTGACTCGGCTTGATCGTCTCGATTAATTTCCTGCATTCGTTTTCAAAAAACTGGTAGTTCAAGTTGGACTTATCGAAAAGTTCAGTTGTGTTATAAGGTATAGTCTGAATTCCTTCGCACAGATGGTGTTCTCTTCCGTCCTTATTTATCTTCATAGAGGTCCCACCTTTGTTCACCGGAAGGTATCTATACATCTTACCAAAGTCCATTCTCTTTTCCTTATTGCCATCCAAATAAATGTATTCCACGTGCCATCCCTTAGATGCTTTATATCGACCACAGAAGTCTAGAATGTTCTCATGGTTACGTAAGGTATCTTCTATCGGAGTCCCATTGACAAAGTACTCACGGACAGCGTAAGGAACTACCATAAAGGAGTTATCCTTGTGCCAATCCTTTTTGGTCTCAAATGCACCTTTCTCTTTAATCTTACCGTTCTCAGATACAGCAATGTAGTTATTCACATCCCGGATAATCATTTTGCTGTAAGATGCGTACTCAAGGGTTAACTTAGTTTCCTTCTCCCAGCTTCTGCAAACTTCTAATATCTTTTCTTCCAATTTACGAGGTATGCTAATTGTCACACCATCTGTGTTAACCTGAAGCAGTTCTGCTCCGTTCTTAACCAATTGTTCCACGAGCATGGACAAGAAGAGCTGACCATTCACAGTAACCCCATAAAATACAAAAGGATCGAAGAAACATGACACATCACTACCAGTCTTACCGAACATTCCATTCAGTGCAAGTTTTAACGCATCAGAGGTCAGCGTATCTTTTTCCTGCTGCGCTTTTAACCTTTGCTGATAAATATCACTATACACATTTACAAAGGTATCCTGATCCATTTGGCGTGGATGTAAACGATTCTGTATAAATAAATTAGGATAATAAGACTTAACATCAATGTCCAGTATTTTACTATATTTACTGGACACATAAACTCCCGGAGTTATGCAACCATGTATACCACCCACACCATAATCTAAACACAGACCACCGAAGTTGACTGAGAAGGAAAAACTCTTTTTCTGCTGTGCTATTCTCTGCACACGAATATTGTTGTCCTTAAATTTATCGTATAAATCATTAACGTTTGAACGCATATCGAGCCCATCCACAAAATTTTGCAAGAACTGCGGGGAAGAAGTTGTAACTCTCATAAGTTCAAGCAACTTGTTAAACTCTTGAGCCTCAAACCTTACGTTAGGTAATATGATATCCTTCAGAGGCACATCAGATCTTTTACCACGTATCTCAGCCAGTTGTCGCATGGGGATTCCCATGGCCTCGCTCATGTACTTAAGGAAGATAGATTCTCCGATAACCACATCAGATTTATTCAAAACGTTCAGATTATATTTCTTGCCTATCTTTTTTCTGAGTTCAATTTTCTCAGAACATTTCTCATAAAACTTAGCGGTGAATAGTACATCGTTCTTGTTGTACTCTAGCACCTTAAGTAATTTTATCTTATCGATTTTCTCAGTATGATGAAAGGGCATATCCATCACATTGTTCCATCCCAAGGAAACCTCAAGTGCCTTCAGAGATGTTGAACGTGCCTTATTGTCATAATGATTCAGCAAATATAAGTCTAATTGTGGTATGTCTTGCTTAACATATTGTTTCTTTTCCCTGGAAGTTATCTCCTGAGCCATGGCATAGACTTGCTCAGCAGTACGAATTTGTCCTTCCCACAATGCTTTAACTATCGGCCAGTCAAAGTTCACGTTATTGAAACCAATCATTCCGGCCTTCTTTTTCAAAAGAGAATCCATGTAGGCAATAAATGCATCCAGATCGTTTCTGAATTCACAGACAACAAATTCATTAAATGTTTGATCCTCCGGATCGTAATCTATGTATGTAAAACAATTGGAGAATGTTTCTATGTCGTATACCTTTATCATTTTAGTCTATATGTTATTTGATTGGTTAATAAATTTCCGTGTGTTGTTTCTAGTTCTAAGTAGTAGTAGTCTTTTACTTTAATCCATCCCTCGCATACTATGGGAATTATTAATCCATGGTAATTGAATTCTTTGGATTTCAGTTTCTTATAGTAGTGTGGACTGAGGTTGAATTCCAGCACCTCTTCCCCACGCTTCCGGTGAGCTGAACAAATTATGTTCATCAATATCGCTATCATTTTTCAAGTGTATTAAATTGTGAAACTTCCCATCCTCGCTGTACTGTCCAGTTGCACGATTGAATTCGTAATCAACCCGGCCCAATTTTCCACGGAAGTGGTATTTTATTTTTTGCACGTATACTTCTACCGGATCCTTCTCTCCGTTTTGGAAAGAGCGGTGTACTGCCAAACCCCAATCCGGAACGTTAAAGAAATGGTGGGATCCGCTGATATCGTACAGCCTAGGTACATTATAACCATTGGCAGACTTATCCATCTTTCTTGGGTGAGCCACAAGTACTACGCAGACATTGTTCTTAACAGCAAATTTCTTCAGTCTTCTCAGCAGTCCACCGATTCTCTCGTTGGAACTTTCCTCGTCTCCATCCTGCTCGATGTAATTGAAAGGATCTAAGCATAGACAATCGATTCCGTGCCGTTTAACAAGCATCTCACCCAAGCGTAGCAGATTGGTTAGCGAGTAGTCTTCCATAGTCTCAACATTGTAGAACCAAAAGTGCTTATCTAAAATGTTCACGCTTGCTTCCAACTCACCGGTATTCATCTGATTCAATGGCTTGTTCAACAATTGC